TGTTATCGCTGAAGTTCAGGTAGAACCCGTTCGTGCCATACGTCCCGGTGTACTTGATTGGTTGCCATACCCCGGTGTCCTCGTTGTATTCGCCAAAGGATGATGCGTCTAGGGCTTGACCGTCGATGAAGTTGATTTCGGTCATGTGGCCGTCGAAATACTGCGTTGCGGTTGCCTGCAGTCTACCAATTGAATAGGCTGCGTTCAAATTTATAGCAAAATCGTCATTTAACGCAGGGTTATTACTTGTACCAAATGCCGTAATTTCAGAACCATTCAAATAAATTTTGATTCTATTAGCGGCTGTTGCATTGGTAGTATCCAATGATACAACAATGTGATACCAAGCAGAAGAATCTCGAAAAACTTGAGTTGTTATGCGCCAATTTGTCGCATAGCCGGAAAGAACTAAAGTATCAGCGGAAAGAAAACGGATTTCTGTGTAGCCGGAATCTGTATTACTGTTATACGCGGAAAATAACGTCTGCAATACGCCCAGTGACCCCCGCTTAACCCAACCACTCCAAGTCCAAGTCTTGCGGTTGCCAGCAGACGAAGGTGTCCGACTCAAATAAGCAGACGCACTAGACCGAAAGCGCAAGCTGCGGTCAATGGTGTAGCCCGATGGGGCACTCAGCATTAAGCCAGCGTTTACAACACTCATGCGACCGCCGCCAAGATAGTGCCAACAACCACGCTACCGCTTGCACGAATGTAATACGGCAACACATCAACCGCGTTTGCTGCGGTGCTTAGTGTCGGCGCAGCACCGCCAATAAACTCAAAGTCACCCGACCATGCGCCCGTGCGACTGCCTGTGCCGTCTTGGATGATGACAATATGACCGCTTTGCCCAGCCGTCATGTTTGACGCCGAGAATGAGGCATTGCCCGTCAGGGTGATTACAAAGTTATTGCTATCTGCAAAGTTAATCGTAGGCGTTGCCGAGTAGGTAACCGTCGTGACCTCGCCACGCTGACCAGCCGTAAAGGTTTGTGCGCCACTCAAGGTTGCCGCATTTGCAATCGTCAGCGAACCGATAGCCGTCAAGGTATCGGCGGTTTGGTCTAGGGTCGCAAGGCTTATCCACGCATCGTCATCCTCGTTACGAATCTTGAGGATGTTGTTTGCCGAGTCATACCACAATTGATTTGCGTATGTCGTGCTGGGCGCGGTGTCCCCTGAACTTAGCGACCCCAATGCTTGCAGGGCATCGTTTAGGTCACTACGAAATGCTGGGAAACCTTGGTTTGCGATGGATAGGTCGTGTTGACTCATGTGTGCTTCCTTTATGCAGCCAGTTCGCCATAGCCTTTGGCAACGTAATCAAACGTCCGACTTACGGGTGAACCGCCTGAATCTTTGAACGTAATTGTAAATCCTGATGCCGACTTTGCGGTAATCTCGTAGAAGTCTCCCTGCGCCAAGTTCTGCGCGGCAATGCCAATAGCAGGGGTCGCTTTAAAGGCAGGGGAAAACGTAACACCATAAGACCCAGCGCCTGAAGTCAAATCATCGCCGCTGGCTACCCGGTCAGGCATATCAACCGATACCGACAGGTTAGATATCGACGGGCTAGATTCGTCCGAGGTCGTGGTTAGCACCGCCTTGAAACGTAGCCCTCGGGCTTTGTAGTCTCCCACGAAAAACTTGCGGTATGCAGTCCAAGTCGGTTCAGCAGCGTTGGGGTCATCCTCTGTGGTGCTGATGTAGAACTGCACATTACAGTCGCCGTAGGTATTCGGGTCGCCATCGAATAGACCCTCGCGGTCATCAAAATTACCCGCTACATCGTCAAACAGATTGACGTAATCAATGCGACCGACGTTAGCGTTTATGGTCACGCGCGAGGTATAGACCGCGCCCAAATCAACCACATTTGCAAAGGTGTATGTGCCCTCGGTCGAGGTCTTGCCGCCACCACCATCAAAGTCGCCGTCAGCATCGTCAAATAGCCCTGTGGCGCTATCAAAGTCAATCGAGGTATCAAGTACCAACAAGCCCTCATCCGTAACGTGACACTCGGTTTTAGCGCCCGTGAACGACGGCGATTCCGTGACCGTCTCGATAGCGTTCAGGTCTTTAATCGACTCGATGATTGCCACAATCGAGGTGGCATTGATGGATTCGTTGCCGAGTTTGTCAATTGCCTTAATAAAGTATGTGCCCGTCATCGCAGGGGCAATGGCAAACACGCCCGGTCGTGGCACTTTGGCAATCAGGTCAACCGCATTGGAATAGGTCGCGCCAACAGTCTCCCTTGCGTGGCGTATTCTGTAATGCGATAAGTCAAGGTCGGTGACAGGCGTCCAAGTCAGGTAGGCTTGCGTCTCGACGATATTGATTGAGAAATCGCTAACGTCTTGCGGCGGCGCAGTCTTGCCGACGACCTCATGGTTGGTGGTAGTCCAAGCAGACCGCACACCCAGCGCATTGATGGTACGCGCCCGGACGTTATACACCGCACCGTCAATCACGTTGGGCAATTCAAAGATAGTGCCCGTGGCTTGCCCAAGGTTGCGATACTCTGTCTCGGTGGATTGTTTCGCCTGTACCTCGTAGCGGTCTTGGAACCCATGTTCGCCGCTAACCGTAACCACCAGTTTTGTAATGATGGTTTCGCTATTGATTTCCAAGACGTCAATTGCCGATACACCCGGCGCGATAACGTTTAGCGGGTCAGGCAGATTGGTATTAGGCGATGGGTCGTATGCTTGTTCTTCTGATGTATTCCAATCGAAAACGTCTGTCGATATTTCTCGCAATCCAACGTCTACGCCCAATACCTCATCAAACGATAATTGCGAACTAACCACTTCAAATGGCTTGTTTGACCATCCCATGCGGGTATTGTTGATGTAAACAATATCACCGACATTAGCCTTTAATCCAACCAACTTCATTGGCATGGTCAAGGTAATCTGCTGGCGCGACCGCAGCAAGTCTATCTTGGCAATACGCTGTGCCATCGACGCCGAGGTAGTAAACGGCAATTCAATGTTCTTAAAGGTCTGTTCGTTGTTGTCTTGCGCTACAAATAATGCTGACGTAATGGGTGGGAAATCAGTAACAATGTAATTTTCGTCAGGGCTTAAAAACACACCCTTGACCGCATTGAATGATTCGCGTCGGCTAATCAAGGTCTGCACCCGGAAACCACCGCGCAAGTCATTCTCATCGAATGTAAGGGTCGGTGTCGTATATGCCCCAGCCAATATGCGCCAAGTGCCATTCGCCCACACTATCTTGCCAGCCATCGAGTTAGCCAACTGGTTCAAGATATCCTCGGGTCGAACCGATGTTTCAAAGACGCCATGCACCTCATACCGATTTTCAGTAGTTCCACCCGCCACGTTTACATCCTCATCGCAGACGTTAGCGGCAGCAATCAAAGCGGTTTCGTTTATCCCGGTGGCGTAGGTTTCTTTTAGACCGTATGAGGTATTCGTTAAGTAATCAGAAATGCACAGGGCTGGGTTAGCCGACCAAACAGTAGTATCGGTGCGTGGGTCATATACCTTCTTACCGCGCACTAAACAACTAAAGTTTGGCACGCCTTGCGGGAATTTGTCTTGGTCGTATTTCAGGCGCATATACACCGCAGCACATCCTCTCATACGGTGGTTAGTTGTCCATAGACCAGCAGATTCGCTTACCAAGTCATCAAAGGCGGTTTGGTCATCCGTGCCTAGTTTGTACTGGATGCGCGCAACACCGGAATAATTCGATGATGTTACGTTGCCACTACCATCTAGCGTTACTTCTTGGTCGTTCAAATAGAACTTCTCAATAGCATCTATCTCATGACCAGTAAGGGCAATCACCATGTGTAGATATTGGTTGTTACCAGTTGATTCAATGTATACGATATTCCCGCCAATGCGGGTTCGCCCATACACTACCTTGCGCGACGCAATAGGCTGGCGAGTCGTGACCTTGTTATCTCTAGTGACTATGCTTGGCGCGGTAGGCGATTTGGTTAGCGCAGAAGAAACCGCACCCAAAACAAGACTTGTAACAAACTGACGCGCAAAAAAAGCGCCAGCGGTTGCCGCTGTCAGTCCACCAAGCGCAGCAGGTAGAAAAAACCCCACACCAGTAGCAACTGCTGCAATGGTGAAGGCAGCGGTTAATAGTTTTTTACCTTTCTTGCCCATCAGACGCCCCAAGCCTTTATGCCATCAGACAAAGGCATATATACAACACCATCGTCATTGACTGTGGCAATTTTATCGCCAAGACATACGCCAAGGGATAACCCATCGTCTGAAATATCATGCAAGACTACATCGCCACGCTTGGCTAATTTGACACTCTTAGGGTCGCCCAAACACTCTGTGGCGATACCCTCAACCCCGCCATATTTGGCTAGGCGTTTCATTGCACCCACGCGCGTCTTGTAGCCGCGATACTTTTTGCCGTGGTCTACGCAAGTAATTGCCTCGACGCAGCGAACGGCAAACATACAACAATCATTCGTGCCCCATGTAAATGGTTCGTTGGCGGTGATGATTGCGTCTAATCGTTTTTCCCATCCATCAATTCTCATCCACGCCCCCATGTAATCTCTTTTTCTTGCATGGCAGGTACAAACTCAAAGCCAACATCGCTGGGGTATAGACGTAATTGTTCCTCGTTGGTGTAGCGTGTTTCTCTTGGGCGTTGCAGGTCAATTAAGCGCGATTCGTAAGTAATAGAAATTGTGCTGGTTTCGCCAGCCTCCTCAATAGATGGCACATCTAAACGACCTTCAAAAGCCAAGATAGGGTGAACAATCACCGCATCACTTGCGTCTAAGAATCCAATATAGATTCGACCCAATCGACCTTGCCCAACTTCATTTAACACTAGCGAAATCAACTCAGACGGTATCCCGGTTAGGCTTACCGAGATGCCATTGGCTTGCACCTCGTCATTTTCTGTAATGGGAGATACCGCAGCAAGATGCCCTGCACCTAGCCACGTTTGACCATTCCACGACAGGTCACCATATCCTGACCACATCCTAGTTGTGCCGCTAGAAAAGTTACCCTCAAACAATAGAAACGGCTTAACCTCAGTCGCTGATATTGCGGCTTCTACTCCAGCGGTAAGGTCGCGTGCCATTAGAGTGCCTCTATACAGGCAAAGGTAATGCCGTAAACGCTGGCTTCATCAATCGAGTATTCCATTTGATTTGATGCCAAGCGCCATATTCCCTTGGGGCTGGATACTGTAATCGCAGCGTCATCGTCAGGGCTAGTGCGTATGCGCGGGAAAAGTTCAAGCGTTGCATTACCTGACCCATCCGAATTAACGTCATCCAAGACCTTGTGCAGGGTCGTGCTAGACCCCGTGCCTAACTGTATCCAATCGCCAGCCTTGAGGATGCCCGTGGTGCTTACCGTCCAGCCATCGGTTACCAAAGACGAACCCGTTTGACCAGCGCCATTGACCAAAGGCGTCCCAGTACCCACGCCTCTCGGGGATGTATTGGCAGGGTCGCCCAGCAGGAATGTTCCATAACGCCCTTTCATCTTTAGCAAGAAAGCCGATACCTGTTCGGCAGTCGCACGCTTCATAGGCGGCAAGGTAACCTCGGCTTCCCACCATTCGCCTTGATGTTTGTACACCTGTTGCTGGGCAGTAAACGGCGAGGCAGATACGCCGACAATGGTGTTGCCGCGAATAGTCATAGCGCGTATGCCAACGTCGGGGAAAGTTACTGGATAAGTGATTGCCATGATTACCTCAAAGCCGCAGCATAAGACCCGCCACGCAACTTGGCATCAGCCACCGCAGACTTGGCAGCATTGGCGATTTGCGGCATCAGGGTCATTATCTCGGCACGCACGGTTTGCTGCACGCCTGTGGTTACGTTGATGTTTTGCACGACGGTTACGCCGTCAGCCGACATTTTATTGTTGGGCACGATTGTCCCAGTTTGACCCGGTACAAACAACTCTGCGCCTTGTTCGCCGACCAAATAAGATTTGCCAGCAGTTACGCTACCGCCCATTGCCCTAGTGCCAGTAATAGCGCCAATAGCAGTATCCAAATAACCCGACAAAGGTTCAACGATAGACTTGCGAATCTGTATGCGAATCAGGTCAGAAATGATGGAACGCGCCATATCTGAAAACGCATCCTTGGCAGATTTCGTGCCCATAACCACGGCGGTCAAGTTATCTTCTAGGTTTTGCAGCCCACGCACCGCCATGTTTTGCAATTCCTCGGTGACCGTCTTGATGCTAGAACGAAACTCTTGTAATGGAGTCTGTGGCATCTTGACCTGCATAGCCTCAAATTCTTCGTTGGCTTGCATGACTGCACGGCTATAAACGTCCCAAGTGATAACCCCATCGTTTACCATCTTTTGTAAACGCGCCATCTCAATGTTGAGTTTTTCAATGGGCGTGCGGGTTTCTTCAAATAGGGTAGCAACGTCTTTTGCTAGTGCGTCTTTGGCTTTTTTATTAGCGGCATATAAGGCTTTAAATTGATTGTCTATGCCTTCGATGATGTTATCTGCTTGCGCCTCAAAACGTAATCTTGCTGCTTCAGCAGCGGCAGCAGCCGCACCACCATCACCACCTAATAGTGGTGTAGATGTGTCGCCCATAGGTTTGGCAACTTCGTCACTTACCTTGCGTAAAGATTCCTTGAAGTCATCTAGTTCTTTTTTACGCAATTGAATCATAAGACCAATGCCCTCAAAGACGGCTTTGGCAGATTCAAAATCACCCTTTAAGGCGTAGGCAATGATGGCAGCAACCCCGCCCAAGGTTTCGCCAATCGCTTGAATCGCAAATCTAACATTTCCCGACATCTCTGCGATAAATAATAGGGCGTCACCCATACGCGCAAAGACAGATGTTTGTCGCCCTATTTCCTGAGTGGATGCAATGAACTCTCCAAATTTAAGAATTACATTGCCAAGCGTCTTAATTAACTTAACAATTTCGTCATTAAAGGTTTTGCCTAGTGTTACTGATGCTTTAAAAATGTTATCGTTTAGATTAGATATAGCGCCATTTAAAGTATCAAATTGCCTCTCAGTCGCGCCAGCAAATTTAGTCTTGGCTAACTGTTCCAAATAACCAAGAATCTCGGTGCTAGTATTTGCTACCGTAGTTTTAATCCCGCCAAAGGTAAAGGTGATGCGTTCGCCCTCTTTGCTGGCTTTAATGCCAAATTCTTTTAGTCGTTCAAACTCGCCAGTAGCAGCGTCAGCCAACGCCTCGACGAATTGGTCGAGACTCTTGCCAGTACCTGATGCAATGTTGCCAAAGGCGGTCAGGCTATCAATGGATGGATTGATACCACGAGCCACTAATTTGTTAAAGCCGCCTACAACTTCCTCAAGGGCAAAAGGCGTGCGCGATGCAAAGTCTTGCAGTACCGCAAAGACCTCTGCGGCTTTTTGTGTTGACCCCGTAAAGGTCACCAAACTAGCCTCTAACTGTTGGAATGAACGATTGGCGTCAAGAATAGTTTTGCCAACCAATGCGCCACCCAAACTAATGACCGCGCTTTGTACGCTAAAAATGGAACTCTTTAGTCCATTTAAAGACCGCGATACACTATTAAAGGCGGCTTTGGTTTGGTCAATTGCACCAATCTTTATCTGTACGTCTTGACCAGCCATTGCGTTCTCACTTATTCGTTTCTTCGCGCGACTGATAGAACGCTATCCATTCGTTCAACTCAGTAACGCTAATCTCTTCAATCTCCTCGATGGTTTTGTGTAGTCGGCCAGCCAAGGCAATGAGGTTCATCCTCAAACTGTCCGACTTTAGTCGTTTCCCAACGACTCCACCGATTCAACTGTGGCGAACATTTCACCAGCAACACGACTGACTAGCGTGACCGATTCGCGCATCAAGAAAGGTTTGTCCTCTAGGGTGAACAACTTCTCGCCCTCTTTGGATTCGGCTTTCATGATAAT